CTATCTTTAGCTTTCTGAACGTAGACGTTTCATGGATGACCCTATTCTCAATGCAAGCTCAGTGCTTGAATTAATGATTCGAGGCTCGTTGCCCTTGGTTAATACGATTAGGTTGACCATCACAAGACTTAATGCCCTTTCCATTTCTTCAAGAGTGAACCCCTCGTCCTTATTGGCTGTCTCTTCTAGTTCGTCCAGTTCGTCACTTCTAACGACTGTATATTCATCATCGTCAATGGTTTCACCATAATGGGATATTTGTGATGGTGTCATGTCTTCAAAGCCATCAAATTCGACTTCAATGTCCCCACATTCCCATTTGAAAGAAGTGACTTCTAGTTCATCCGGATCGACGTTAACGGTAAGGTCAGATATAAGGTTTCTTGTGATGCTCATGGTAATTCTCCAATTGTGGTTCGGTTGCTTCATGTAAGGGTTATTAAGTTAATTCCCTTTCACTAACGTTCAAGGGATTAACTAAATACCCCTAAAGGCTAATGCATCGGATAAATAACGTCTTCAACGTTAGTCAGCCAACAAGCTCTGCAATCACCACATTCACCATCGTTCTGTGATGCAGGACATATATGGGACGTGTTGACTAATGTCTCATTAGTGATGCCATCCTTTGACAGTGACCGACAGGTTTTAACCTGATCATGGTTGGGCTGCTTCAATCGTTTTGAGTCAATCATAGGGGCCGATAATCTAATGATTAAGTTATCAGTGATGCCATATTTCTTGACGTAAGCCTTTACAAGGCTAATTTCCTTGGTTGGTAGCCAGTGGGTCGTATAAGGTGTTTCTTCACACACTGCAACGATGTTATGTAAGTGCTTTACACTCTGGATATCTCCAGAGTCATGCCATCTAAAGAACCTTTGGTTTGCTAACAGTGCTGCCATTGCTTCAACCCATAAAGGGTCATTAAGTGAGTCAAGCCGTCTTTGTTGGGCCTTTTGGACCCTACCGAATCGATACATGCCTTTTCTTGCATAACACTGTGAACAAACCGTGTTGTCCTTAACGTGCAGTTTGCTGCCTGTTTTGCACCGTATGGCAGGTAGTGAGTAACTACTGCATGGCATTTTGGATGTTTGGCTTAAACCTCCGGTTATACCCCTTGCTCTTTTAAGCTTCATGGTTGTTCCCCTTGCGATATTTTCGATCAGCCCAATGGCGATAAAAGATGTTTATCAATTGCCCAGTAAAGGCTGCTGGCCCCAATAACACCAACAGCCACCAAAATAATGTTTCCATATTAATCTCCGATTAACTCGTTATGTGATGCTCAGAATGCTTGAACGATAAGTGTTCCATACCCTGAAGGGTAAACTTCTGCATAAAGGCTCAACACTTCCTGCCATTCATCAAGCGTTAATTCCTTCCAGTGTGTTGTCAGGTAACCGTAATGCTCTTGAAGCTGCTTGACGTTAAGCTGCTTAAAGTCGGTCACAATTGCTGTGATGTTTGCTGTGCCGTCTCTGTCAATGTAGTCGTCAAACTCGTTAGAGTTACCGTAAATGGATCGTAGTCCACTCAGTGTGAAGTAAACGCAGTCAGCTTCAACAAATTGGTGGATGAAATGGTTCAGCGATATTCGTTTGGTTGGTGTCATTTTCGGTTCCTTATGTGTAGGGGTTATTTATTTAATCCCTTTCACTATGTTCAAGGGTTAAATAAATATCCCCAACACTTTCTCCATCGGTCGGTTTGAGGCTGATTTCGGTCGATTTGACGCAGGAGGATAAAGATAGTCTTCAAATACGTACGTTATGCATGACTAAAGGCACTTCTATGGCGTTCTGTGACGTTAAAAGAATTTATCAAGGGCAATGGTAGGGGTTGTTGCTGTTCATCCTGTGAGTGGCTTCTAATGAGCCATTTGTGATGTGTCTGTGATGTGTGTGGTTTGCTATGTGTTGCTTGGTTTATTAAGATGCAATGAAATCAACGTGTTGGAGGTAGTAGTGAACAATTCGAAGGGTACTAATATAAGTCATCATCGTCGTGGAATGATGCATCGATTAAGACGGGAATTTCCGGAATATGATGCTGTGATTCATATGGCAAGGATTGCTAATGATGAAGGGAACGATACATTGACACGGTTTAATGCTTCTAAGGAAGTGGCTCAATACATCTATCCAAAGCTTAGATCTATGGATATGACGACTAATGGTGAAGGTGTACAGTTCAACTTTAGTATTGGTCAACAAGGACAGCCTATATTGCAGGTTGATAATAGCAAAGAGGTTATTGAGCTAAACCCTATTACTATTAAAGCTGATGAAACTGTAGTGAAATCAAAGGGTTAACACTGTGCAATTGATCTTCAATAAAAGAATAAAAACCATGTGTATGATGATGTGTATGACGTATCAAGACCCCCCTACCCCCCGAAATGGCGCTAGGCAACATAGCGATATGTCACCCTCTCACAACTAGACCCCTAAACACTATTCCAGAAACAACATTAACTCCCCATATATATTATTTTTTTCGCTGGTAGTTATTACTTTAATGGAGATATAAGAGCATGAATAAGCATCACGAGGAGAGACATACCCGTAAGGCTGCATTAGTGGCTAAATATGCAGGAAAGAGCGGTTTTAAAGGGAAGATGATTGCACATTGTATTGAATGTGGCTTTGATCCTGCCGATGATGGTTCGTGGAGACAGCAAATAGAGAGTTGTCCTGTTGATTGCTGCTCTTTGTATTCGATACGGCCTGTGTCTATGCCTTCGAAGGAGGTTGTTAATGGAGCTGATTAACAGGGAGTACTTGGCTTGGCCTACGATTTGGAAGTTTCATGACTCTGATGACTTCATAAGGGGGTTGGTGGGGCCTATTGGGAGTGGGAAGAGTGTTGGATGTGTTGCTGAACTGCTGAAGTTGATGAGTGAGCAGGAGAAAGGGCCTGATGGGATACGTAGAAGTCGTTGGGCGATCATTAGGAATACGTATAGGGAGCTAAATGATACGACTATAAGGACATTCTTTGACTGGTTTCCGCAGTCATTGGGTAAGTGGAAGGCTGCTGACATGGAGTTTGTGTTTGAGTCGGGTGATATGCATGTTGAGTTTCTATTTAGGGCGTTAGATCGTCCTGATGACGTGAAGAAGTTACTGTCTTTGGAGTTAACGGGAGCATGGATTAACGAGGCAAAGGAGATACCGAGGGCTATTCTGGATATGTTGCAGGGTCGTGTAGGGCGTTTCCCCAGTAGGAGGGACGGTGGGCCTACATGGAATGGGATTATTATGGATACGAACCCTCCTGATACTGATCACTGGTGGTATCGGTTGTTTGAGGAGGATCGTCCTGACGGTTGGAGTGTTTATCATCAGCCATCAGGGTTGAGTAAGGAGGCTGAGAATAAGGTTAACTTGCCTCCTAACTATTACGAGAGGCTTCAGTCAGGGCATGATTCTGCTTGGATTGATGTTTATGTTCATGGGAAGTATGGGTATGTGAAGGATGGTAAGCCTATCTTTCCAGAGTTCTCTGATACAGTGCATGTGCTTGAAGATGAGCCTCAGATAATGAGGGGTGTTGTGTATGTTGGGATTGACTTTGGGTTAACTCCAGCTGCCGTTATAGCTCAGAAGTCGGCTACTGATCAGTGGATTATTTATGATGAGCTTGTTACGGAGGATATGGGTGCTGTCAGGTTTGGTGAGTTGCTTGGTCAGCTCCTTAAAGAGAAGTATAGGGGTCATACTATTAGGGCTTGGGGTGATCCAGCTGGTGAGCAGCGTAGTCAGGTTGATGAGAGGACTCCCTTTCAGATATTACGAGCACAAGGTATTCCGGCAGTTAAGGCTCCCAGCAATGACTTTATGTTACGGGTAGAGTCTGTAGCGAAGGCATTGACCACCTTAACGATGCAAGCTGTTCCGAGATTGGTTATATCCCCAAGGTGTCGCAACTTAAGGAAGGCGTTAGCGGGTGGGTATAAGTACAGACGTGTTCAGGTATCAGGTGATGAGCGTTATCATGATAAGCCTGACAAAGGGCGATATAGTCATGTTGCAGAGGCACTTCAATACCTGATGATGGGAGCAGGTGAAGGAAGAGAACTCATCAAGCCTGATGTTGATACAACCAAGTTTAAAGTTAATAAAACAATACGACCTTTGAGGAGAATGTTTCGGTGAATAATCAAGATATAGTTAAGTGCTTTGAGGCTCTACGCAGTGAGCGTAAGGGGTCAGTAGAGCAAATATGGGATCTGATTGAGAAGTTTGTTCTGCCATTACGGGGAGACTTTTATACGTCACTCAGTGATGAGGGTGAGGTAGATTGGCATAGACGAGCTATTTACGATGCAACGGCTATCTTTGCCTGTCAGTCGTTAGCAGCCAGTATTCATGGCAACCTTACGTCTCCTGCTCAAAAGTGGTTTGCGTTGCAGTTCCGTGACGAGAAGCTGAATGAGGATGATGCCGTTAAGGAGTGGTTGGATGATTCAACCAATAAGCTTTATAACGCATTACATGAGAGTAACTTTGATATTGAGATAGCTGAAGCCTATTTGGATATTGTTGGCTTTGGCACTTCCTGCCTAACGGAGGAGCTTGATGAGGATACGGGTAAGTTGAGTTTCACTGCTATCCCAGTCCGTGAGATCTACTTTGAAGAGGATCATACCAAACAGGTTAGCAAACTATACCGTCACCTCCAGTGGACTCCCACTCAGATTATCTCAAAGTTTGGTGAAGACAAGGTGCCTGAAAGTGTTAAGAAGAAGGCAGATAACCCTGCATTTAGTGCAACGAAGCTGGACATAATCTTCTGCGTATTCCCAAGGAAGGTTCCGATTGACTTGGACACAGGTAAGCCGATAGCAGCAAAGAAGAGGCCCTTTGGTTACAAGTATTTATTGAAGACAGGTGCCGAGCTTCTTGGTGAAGAGGGTGGCTATTACGAGATGCCAGCCTTCGTATCGAGGTGGAGGAAGACTGCGGGTTCAAAGTGGGGTCATAGTCCAGCAACGGTTGCCTTAGCAGACATCCTTACGTTGAATCAGGTGAAGGAGGCAACTCTGGAAGCAGCGGGTAAAGCGATTGATCCAGCTAACTTGGCTGAAGAGGCTGCGTTGCTTGGTGACATCAATCTGGATAGGGGTGCATTGACCATTGTAACGGACATAAATGGCATTAAACCTTACGAATCTGGGTCACGATTTGATGTATCGAACCTTGAGATCCAGATGCTGGTTGATGCGATTAGAAAGTACTTTTATCAAGATCAGTTGGAGCTGAAAGAGTCTCCGGCAATGACTGCAACAGAGGTCAATGTCCGTTACGAGTTAATGCAACGGCTATTAGGGCCAACATTTGGCAGACTGAAGACTGACCTACTTGATCCATTAATAAAGAGAGCCTTCAACATCATGTACCGATCAGGTCAGCTGTTGGATTTACCTGAGGGTGTCGATGATTCTTCATTGGATATTGAGTACTCAGGGCCACTACCTCGCTCTCAGAAGTTTGATACGGCTCAAGCCATTCAGCAATTCTTAACGGCTACAGCACAGTTGGCAGAAGCCTATCCTGCAGCAATGGATATTGTTGACATCGATGGTGCTGTTAGACAAATGGCACTTATGCAGGGTGTTCCAGCTAAAGCCCTCAAGGGTCAGGCTCAGATTGATGAGGAACGTGAAGAGAAGGCTAAGAAGCAACAGGCAGCAGAGCAGATTGCTGCATTACAGGGTGCTGGTGATGCAATGCAGTCTGTTGGAGCAGCGGCTAATGAAATGCAGGATGCTGGTATTGAGATTCCTGAAGGAGCAATGGAGGGGATGCAGTAATGGGTATAAAGAAAGTAACACACCTTGATGAGATCAAAATAATTGCTGATAGGTTATTTAAAACGAGAGACGGTCAGGCGCTGATGAAGTTCCTATCGGATCGCTATTACGACAATAAGATTACGGACGGTGATCTGAGTCGGCAAATTGGACAGCGTGATGTTGTCTGGACATTGAAGAGACTTGCGGAGACGAACGATGACAAAAGAAATTAGCACTGGATCAACAGAAGTAACTGGATCAACAGAAGTAACTGGATCAACAGAAGTAACTGCAGCACCTATAGTTGAGAATGGTGATAGCTGGCAGAGTAACTTGCCTGAAGACTTGAAGCATAACCTATCGTTAAAGGACATGCCTGATGTGGCTACCTTAGCGAAGGCATTTGTTGATACCAAGGCGATGGTGGGTAACTCAGTACGTATCCCTACTGACGAGGCTGGTGACGAGGCTATCAGTGCCTTTGCGTCTAGGGTTCTTGAGCACCAGAACTTGGGCTTAATGAAGAAGCCTGACCTTGAGAACGCTGAGTCTATG